GGGCGGGGGCGGCGGCGCGGCCGGCGCGGAAGGAGAGCTGCTGCACATAGGTTGCCTGTCCGATCATGAAAATCTGGTCGGATCGTATTGGAGCACCGAGTCGGCAACCGCACGTTCCCGCCCACCGCGGACGATGTTGTGCACCTTGGGTGTGTCGAAAAGCGCGAGCCCGACAGCAGTTGCACGGTCGGGGCTGCGGCCCGTGCGCTTGACGATCTCTTCGCGCGACTCGACCTTGATCTTCATGCCCGACATCTCCCACTTCGGCGCGCACAGCTCGGCCAGCAGGTCGGGGTCGTCCGGCAAGCACAGGCCGATGGCGGAGTCTGGGTCCAGCGCTTCGCGGATCTTCCACCACATCTGGCTGCGCAGGTTGAAGAACGACAACCGGCCCGTGCGGTCCAGGCTCGTGGCCGTCTCGCTGACGTTGACGCCGTACACGTCGCACTTCGCATCCCGCAGGATGTCGTAGGGGCTGGCGCCCACGCCGATCACGTCGATGTGCACCGGGGCGTTGTCTCGCCGCTCGGCCAGCACCAGTCCTGCGGTGGCCTGCCCAGTGGGTGTGGCCTTGCCCTCGTGCACCTTGAGCTTGTCGATCCAGGGCGCCCCGGTCTCGGTCATGTGGCGGGTGGCGATGATCGTGTTGTCCTTGCCTCCCCGCGCCACGTCCACGCCCATCGACATCATCTCGCCGCGGGGTACGCGCTCGCGCCAGCGCGCCATGGCCGCCTCGGCCCATGCGGTGGGGATGACCTGGAAGGGGTCGTCCTCCATGCCCGCGCTGAAGTCGCCCTTGAGCATCTGGCTGCGCAGCGGCTCGGGCAAGGCCTGGAGCTGGGCGAGGTAGCCCGTGCCCACCAGGAACGGGTTGTCGGTCACGCGCGCCGGGATGAACGTGCGGCTCTCGGGCTTGATGATGTCCTCGGGCCGGTAGTCCTCGGGGTCGAAGTCGTAGCAGCGCTCGCCGTGCAGGAAGACGAACGATCGAGGGTCGTCGTCCTCGATCCACACGTCCTCGCCCAGCACGGGGTCGACGTAGACGTAGCGCAGTTGGCCTGGGGCAGAGGGGAAGAGCTTGTGCCGCTTGTTCAGCCAGGGGCCGAAGAAGTCGATGACCCAGCGACCCTCGGTGGTGGTCGGCGGGTTGAAGCACATCAGCGTGCGCGTGCGCTGGCCGGTCTTGGTCGTGCGCACCCAGCCCTTGAGGAAGCGGACCTGAGCCTCGAGGAAGTTGGCCGCCTCGTCGATGACCAGCAGGTCCTTGGGTCGGCCCTGGAACTTCGACTCGTCGCCCAGGTTGGGCACGCTGCCGAACTCCACCTTGACGCCGGGCACGGGCTCATCCCACACCGCAGGCTTGCCGCCCAGGCCCGTGCGGTGCCCGACGATCTCAGCCATGCGGTCGATGATGCCCAGCAGCTGCGGGCCCTCGCGGCGGAACATCTGCACCCGGGTGTGCTTGGTCAGTGCGAGGCCGCACGCGAGGTCGGTCTTGCCGCCGCCGGCCGCACCGCCATACCCGATGACGTCGGCCTCGCTCTCGTAGGCCATGGTCTGCGGGCCGGGCAGCGGGCGCCAGGGTGCAGCCTGGATGTCAGCGGCCAGCAGCGCGTCGAGCTCGGCCTGCTCCTTCGGCGTCAGGTACTTGAGGAGGCGGCCAGCTTGTTCTGGGGTCATCAGATGAAGTCGTCGTCGACCGGGTTGTCCTTGCGCTGCTGCGCGATGGCCATGAGCTGGGCGATGCGCGCTGCGCGCTTGGACTCGTCGACCTGGAGCGCACCGCCATCGGCACCGGTGAGCTCGGTGCGCTCGGTGCTGAACGCACGGCGGCGCCCCTTGAGGTACAGCGACAGCATCGCGTCGCTGGCCTTGGTCACGGTCAGCGGCACGGGCTGGCCGTTGGCGTCCAGCTTCAGGCGCCACTGCTCCTTGCCCTCGTCATCGAGGTAGCGCTCGTAGACGAACTGCAGGCGGCCCTGGTGGATCACCGGCTCTTGGAAGCCCACCACACCGCGGCGGAAGGCCTCGGCCTCGGCGCGGTCGATGCCGGTCTCCATGGCGTCGTCCCAGGCCTCGGCGAAGGCCTCGTCGTCTTTGCGCGCACGGTATGCGGTGCTGCGGTTGATGCCCACCGCGTCGCACGCGCACTGCACGATCGGGCGATCGCGCAGCGAGGCCAGGAAAGCCTCGCGCCAGGGGAAGGGGTGGTTGCTCATGCGAGCACTGTAGAGGCCCAGGCACAGGGCATCCGCACTGTGCAAAAAGAGCCCCGGCACGAGGGCCGGGGCAAAGGGGCTTGGTGTGCGGCCGCCCCTTCCACGACGCAGCCGCCAGGGCACTGTATCGGCCCGCCAGGGCGCTATCCGCACCGAGGCCAGGGGCTGGGCAGGGCTCAGCGCTTGACGCGCTTGGCAATGGGCTGAGAGCGGGTGATGCCTTTGAGCACATCGCGCACCGTGCTCTTGCCGATGCCTCCCTCGATGTCGTCGAACTTCGACGCGATGGCGGCGTAGGACAGCCCTTCTTCGGCCAGCTCGAAGATGAGGTCGATGTCGGCCTCGCTCAGCTTGGCGCGGGGATGGCTCTCACCGATGCGGCAACCATTGGCGTTAAGCGTGACCCAGCGCCGGCGCTTATCTGCAATTTTCACCACGTTCAACTCCTTTCACCGACTGCGCAAACTTCTGCACGTTCACACTCAAAATGGACCGATCCAGTGCAACGTCGCAACGTGCCCATAGGCTTACGTTGCGTTGCGTTGCACTTTTTGGATCTTCGCAACGCATGCAACGCGAGGCACGTTGCACACGCGTTGCGCGTTGCACTCTGAGCATGCAGAAAATTGCACGTTCCCATCTCACATCACCGCGATGCAGTTGGTCTCGGGATCAAGCCAATAGGGCGCGGCGTCCCCCTCACACAGCGTGCCAATGGCCCTGCGCACGCGCTGCTTGCGCGTGTCTCGCTTGCCCCCTTCAGGCTGCGGCAGACGTCGCGCGGCCTCGGCCACCACGTAGGTCACCTCGATGCCCTCGAGCTGCGTCTTGGCCACCTCCTGGATCACCTCGTTGACCACGATCTCCACCGGGCCCAGCTCGCGCGCCAGGACAGCACCGCCCACCGGCATCTCGATCTCCTGCACCACGCACGAGGTGATGGGGTCCATGTCCTCGTCGTGGCCGAGCTCCACCACCTTGAGGTCGAACGCCCACTCCTCGCCGTCCTCGCCGTCCTTTTGCTTCGTGGCCTTGAGCACCCGGCCCATGGGCAGCCGCGTGACCTCCAGCTCCGCGTCAGCGGCCGCGCGCAGACCAGACCAGCCGCGGGCGCCCTTGGTGGCGTCCTTGCCGGAGTGGTGCACCAGCAGCACCACAGCGCCCGTGGCGCGGTGCATGGCTTTGCAGTAGCCCAAGGCCTTGCCCATGTCCTCGCCAGCGTTCTCGTTGCCGCCTGGGGTGATCTGAGCGAACGTGTCCAGCACGATCACGTCAGCCCCGCCGAAGGCCTGCACGGCGCGTGTGAGCTCCAGGGGGTCTGCCTTGTCGAGGAAGTTCGGAGCAGCCGGGACCACGCTCAGCGGCATCGTGCCGGGCTCGATCAGGTGCTCCTTGGCCAGGGCCTTCAGGCGCTTGCGGAAGCCACCCGCGCCCTCGGCGGCCACGTAGACCACCCGGCCCTGCTTGGTCTTGCGCCCGCGCCATGGCAGGCCGCGAGCGATGGCCGCGCACATGTCCAGGGTGATGAAGCTCTTGCCCGAGCCCGAGGCCCCGTACAGCACGGCCAGCTCAGCCTGGGGCAGGATGCCCTTGATGAGCCAGCGCGTGGGCTCGCCGCTTGCGAACTCCTCCCAGGGGATGGGCTCGAAGCGCGATGGCGGTGAGGGCTCGATGTCGCCCTCTTCCACCACCGGGAACTCGTCAGCGGTGATCGCGTCCCAGCCGTGCTCGCGGGCCTGGGCGTAGATGCTCTGGGCGGTGATGGCCTCGTCGCGCGTGGAGTCGATGTAGGGCCACACCCGCTCGTCGAGGAAGTCCGGGTCGTACTTGCTTGAGCGCTGGCTGAAGGCGTGAGCCATGGCCCGGCCCTCGTCGCTGCCGCTCGTGGCGTGATGGATGCCGAAGACGATGTTGCGCCACGCGTCGTAGTCCAGCTCGTCGACCCCCTCGTTGGGGATGGCGGCCAGGGCCTCCTGCAGGCGCTGCAGGTCCACGTCGGTCGGCGCAGCCGCCTCGACTGTGCGCTCCGGCTTCTTGCGCGTGACCAGCGGTTGCGAGCTGGGCCAGGAGATGTTGAGCACGTGCTCGCGCGGCATGGGCTCGTAGCCCAGCAGCGGCTCCAGCGGCACGCTCTTGCCGGCCAGGGGCAGCACGAACTGGTTGCCAAAGCCATCGGCTGGCACGCTGTCCTGCTTGGGGAAGACCTCGACCTGATTCTTGGTCAGGCCACCGGCGCCGTTGGTCATGCCGCAGTCGGCCAGGGCCTCGGTCATGCACTCGCGCACGGTGTAGGCGTCCTGGGGCTCGTCCCACAGCACGACGAGGTGGATACCGTTGCCGCCCGATGATCGGAAGGGCACGGAGCGCATGCCCCGTGCTTCCAGGGCCTCCGCAATGTCCTGGGCCGTGGCGGCCATCTGGTCCCAGGGGATCTCGCCCTTGTGGCTGTCGAGATCCAGGAGGCCCAAACGCGTGGTGGACTCGCCGGCCTTGATGGGGCACACGCCGCGTGCGCGGCCACCGGCGAGGTGTTCCTGAAGTCGTTGGGGAGTGAGAGGCTGGCGGGTCCAGCTTTGGCCCTTGGGGCCTTTGATCGCAGTGACGTCTGTACGAACCCGATCGAGGATCGGAGTCAGAGCGGTGGCGAGCTCCATGGTGTGGCTTTCGGGGGTGCAAAAGCCCAGGGCAGCGTCCGTGGTTGCCACACCCCCGCCAGTACGGGTTGGACGCTGCCCTGGGCTTACTGGTTACTGATGTGGCGACGGCGATTCTGCCACAGGCTTTACTGGCTGGCTCCCGCAGCTTTGTCGGCTTGGTGCTCCTTGGCGCAGGCCGAGTGGAACGGGCCGATCCAGCGGTAGACGGCCCCGCCATCCGCGCATCGGCCCGCCACCTCGCGCACCGCGACTGCGTCGCCTGTTTCGCGGATGGACGTGTGGCACCGCTGGCAAAGCGCTGTCAGGGTGAAACTGTCGTCGGTGCTCACGGTGTCTCCTTCCGGTTCAGTGCCTCGAACATGGCGTTCAGCAGGCGATAACCGCGGGAGTGCGAGATGTCCCCCTCGTGCAGCTCGTACTCCCTGCCGTTGGGCGCGGTCACGGTGGTCGTGCGGAGAAGCGCTGACGTGTACCAGTGCCACTTTTTGCGCGGCGGCTCTGGCTCGGTGGTGGTGGTGAGCTTGGCCAGGGGCCGCTGCTGCTGCTGCTTCGGCGCGGGCTCGTGGTCTACGCCTTCTGTCGGCTGGTCGGCCATGACGTGGGCGGCGTCAAGCAGTCCGATGCCTTGGCACCACGCCGGGCCGTGCTCGGCGGCGAACTCTTGCAGCCGGTGGTCGTCGGCGTCCTTGTCCAGCCATCCGGCTACCATGCCATCGGGCGCAGCCTTCCCGCACAGGATGCGCACGGCATCGGCGAAGCGGCGCGGGAACGTAGTCGGCTCTCGCCAGTCTGGCTGCTGCGCCTGCTCCTGGCTGGCCTTGTGGCGCTTCGGGTGCCAGTGGTTGCAGGTCGCCGCATGCCAAACTCGCGGAGCTTTGCAATCACCGCCATTGCTCAGGTACTCAGGCGTGCAAGGCTCCCATGCG